GTAAAAGGTTGACCTACAAAACGTTGTGTAAATAAAGCTGTGTCAGTCCAAACAAGAATTGCATCTCTACCTCTGATCGCTCCTCTGATCTGTGATCCGTCGGCCAGTCTCTGTGTACCAGCGGTATTGGTTGCTGTAGGTGTATATGTGTTTATATCTTCTTGATCAGAGAATCTTATAAACATATCATCTTGTGTAGCTGTATTTCCAATAGTTGTCTCTGTTCCAAAAAATACTAAGTGTCTATCCGGAGTTGATACTAACATATGACGTGATGCTGTTGGCGCGCCTGTAATAATTGCAGCTCTTGTTTCTGTTGCATTACCCAAACTAGAATCCCAAGAGAAAACAGGACCATCATGAATTAAACAAATGGCTTTATCACCAAAATTATCTAATGACCACATACCCGGGTCTAAAGCTAAACCTTCTTGTGTTTGTTCATTCCACGCACTGTAGTCTGTACCATTTGTAACAGTGGCACCATCACTGTGAGATGCAGCAGAGGTTCCTCTAGCACCTCGTGTTACACCTGTTAAGGTGTTGCCACTTATACCTGTGTATTGTATCATTTCGGTTCCAATTAATACAAAACTAGTCCCTGTAGAAGGAAACTGCACAGCGCTTGTTAAAACTATAGTCGTTGTGCTTGCATCTATAGCTCCATTTAAAGTAGTCGTAACAGCGGCAGTATCTTCACCACCATACGTACCTAAACCCCAACCATAACCTTTTTCTTGAACAGGTGTGCCTACTGGATAGTAATGTTGCACTCTAATGCCACCTGATGTTGCTGCACCAGATCCTGTTTCATTAGACGGCATGGTAACCGTTAATGTTGTAGCCGTAGGAACTGATGTGACCATAAATTTTTTATTGTCAAAATCAGAAGCTCCAAAATTAGATCCTGTTATAGTTGTAAAGTTATCTAATAATATAATGTCATTTATATTAATGTTGTGAGATGTTGAAAAAGTTATTGTTACAGATGAGTTACCATTTTCTGTGCTAAACGCATTAGTAAGTGTTGTTGTGGTTTTTATAGGATGGATGTCATAAAATACACCTCCTTGAAAAGCGTATAAAATTCTATTTGTTCCTATGATTGCATACCTTTGAGATAAACTATTTAAAAAATGATGTAACCCTCTTCCTGCTCCAGTTAATTCATTTTCATTAACATTACCTAATTGATTCCATCCGCCTATTTTTTCAGGTAAACTATATCTAAATCTTACATTATCACAGTCAATCCACTGAGCTTCTGCTCCTGTGGGTGTAACTTGTTTATTAATTCCTGGGGCAAAACCTATTTTTTGTAGCATAATTACCGGTTATATAAGCTTTTTAAGCTTTAATCAAACGTATAAACGGCTATTATACGAGCACCTTTTTTAGGGTAAAGCATATAATGATCACATGTACCAAACAAAACCCCCTTATATTTTTTAGGGGTAATTTCATGAGCTATCTTTTTGTTATCTAATAAAACAGTTTTAGCGTTTTTGTCTGGATTAGTTAAGTAGATAATTAATTGTTTGTGGTCAAAATCATGATCACGATGCGTAGGGCACCTTTCAATACCAATATTAAAAGTTAAATTAACAGCCACTCTAAACACTTTATTAATTTGTATTTTATTCTTGTCACAAAAAGCAAAAAGAAGTTCTAAAAAAATGTCTGTATATTTAGAATTAAAATTAGTCTCTATTGCATATTTAGAACCATAGACAGAATTAGTCTCTGTTCTATCTTCTGGTCTTCTTAATATTGTATGACAGAGATAAGGGTAATTAATTTTTTTTCCAAAAGCAGGCCCTACATAAAAAGGAAGTTCTGATTTTTCTATTAACTTTTTTATAGTTTTTTTGTGTTGGTTAGATAAGAAATTTTCATCCTCTAAAAGAAAAATCTTATTTTTACTCATGCAATTTATTTAATTTATCATAAAACAAAACTCTTTCTTTAGCTAATTTTTGAGCTAAAGATTTATTTATTTGAGCTATTGATTCAAGAGTAATTTTTAAAGACTCTATGTGAGTTTTTAAAAATCGATTCATTTCAAGTTCAGATTTTAAAAGAAGCTCTTTATCTTGAACCGTTTGTTCTAACTCTGTTATCTTTTCTTTTAGTTTGTTATGTTCGTATTGTGTTATCATTTTACTCCTTTTCTATTAAAATTAACTCCGATTGAAACTCTTTCACAATTTGATTTATGTGGATTTACTGCGTGCCTTAACATGTAAGGAAACATGTAAAAGTCTCCTGTTACTGGCACAAAAGTTTTCATTGTTTGACAATGTTTAGCATCTTCTCCATACAAAAATACAATTGTTCCGGGTCCCTCAACAGTTCCTTTATATTCACTTATTTCTTTGTGTAATTTTTTTGGAATATCAATATATATTACACCTGAAAATTCACAGTTTTTATGAATGTGAATTGGATTATAATCCCCAGGTTGCATATAATTAACCCACGCATCAGAAACTTCTATTTCACATAAGTCATTATTATACCACTGTTTGTATGCATGTCTAAATACTTGCATATAAGGCATAAGAATTTTATTTAAACTATTTGCGTTTATGGTGTACTCATGTTTAATATCACCTGCTAAATTTGTTATGTGAGATTTTTTTACATTTTTCTTACATAATTTTTTAATCTTATTTAAATTTTCTTTTTCAATATGTGTGTTAAAAAGTAATGGACCCCAATAATAAAATTTATAATTAATCATTTTTCTTTTTCTTAATTAAGACATCTATACCTAACATATGTCTGCCATCGTATTTTTTGTTTTGTGCATCAGGGTCTTTGACATCAATATAATGTAAAAACAATTGAGAGCATCTACCTTTTTTTAATGGTTCTCTCCAGTGTTCTAAATCAAACCCTTTGTAGACTAACATGTCTCCTTGTTTTAAAATAATTTTAGTGCCTTTTTTAGTTCCAGGTATATAATTTTCAATTCTCTCATCTTTATTTCTTATATTTTTTGATCCTTGATTTGGATCTGTTTGAATAAAAATAGGCCATGTTTCTCCTCCTAAATTTATAGTGGTAGAAATTTTACAAGAAGATCTATCCTTATGTTTTTTTAATTCATTTCCTTGGTTATAAGTTCTCATATATGAATATGTTTCATAAAGTTTAGTTTTTGTAATCTTCTCAACTTTTGGTTTTAATTGTTTTAAGATTATATCTCCAGCTGTAGATCCATAAAGAGAGTATGCCCCTGGTGCTTGAGGATCATTAAATCCTCCATATTCTTTATTAAATCTAGATATAAATTCTGTCGTAAGATACAGTTTAGCTACTTTCTCTTTTTCTAAAAAATAAGTTTCTAAAAATTTACAAATATCTTTTTGTATTGCATTACGTACTATTTTATATGTTTTCATATTTCTCCTATTTTAGTGGTGGACCTTTATGCCAAACAACTAAACTATGTCTTATGCCTTCTGTTACTGGAAGAACTCGGTGTATTACAAAAGATGGAAAAGTTATAATTGTTCCTTGATGTTTTAAATGATCTGTTTTTAATATTTTGTTTTTGCTTTTAGGTGGGGTATAATCATAAAATTCCAAGTCTCCACCTTTAAATTTTTTAGGATCACTTAACATGAGTATAGTTGATAATTTCCTAACTTGTTGGTTATTTTCATCTGGAGTTGCATTGTCTGCGTGCCAAGTATAATGTTGTTTTTGATTTCCCTCATACTTGGTGAATTGAAAATTTTCAATAATATTATAATCAAAATTCCATCCACCTAATTTGTTAGAAGCCTCTATGTATGGTTTTAATTCTTTGTATATCCAAAAAGGATATAACCAACTATTTTTAGAATTTCTAACTTTAAGATCATTTATGGATTTATAATCTTTTCTATTTTTCTTTAATGTTTCTTTAAATGTTGAAGAAAATTTTAATTGTTTAGATTCGCCCTCTTTAATTATTTCCTCACATATTTTTTTAGGTAGTGCTTTGGGATAAGCATAATACGCGTGTTTAATAAAATTCATTGTATCTATATCTTTTATAGATACCTTATATATTAATATTTTTTATGTGTCAATTTTAGGTTACTTGATCCCAGCTTTGAGTATCTTCGTTCCAATTATATACAGCTGGATTTTCAGGGTCAAAAGGTTGTGGTGTAGGCGGTTCCCATACACATGTTGTAGTATTTAATGTCCAACTCGGATAGGGTTGCGCTGCAACAAATGCATCTAAATCTTCTCTATAAAACCAACCTCTTCCAGGATACCATTTTCTAAAAGAACCATCTTTAGAACACTGTTTCCATTCTCCACCATAAGTATTAGCACAGTGTTGTTCACCCTGTACTGACATGTCTTCTCCAGCTACATCGTCACCGATTACTCTAACTTGTAACACTTCTTTTGTTGAGGGTTTTAATTTACAAAAAAATTTCATAATCTTACCCTAATGTTAATGTCCCATCTACAGTGAATGTGCAAACTTTATCTCCACCGTCAGTGGCTATTGAATTTGTTCCAGGTGCTACAGCTAAGGCTCCAGGTGCATCTGCCGCTGCGATTCTTATAATTACAACACCAGATCCTCCGTTACCACCTTCTTGACCACCAGTAGGTCCATATCCAGATGAACCTCCGCCACCGCCAAGTCCGTCAGTGCCTGCTCCCGCTTTTGGTGCGTTTGGTCCTTTAGTTCCAGCAGCACCTCCGCCAGTCCCACCGGC